AGCAACCGTGAGGACCTGGAAGGTCCTCCCGCGGTAGACGATGGTGCTGGCGTACTTGCCGGGCGCCGACGCCACGATCACCGCCTTAATCCAAAAGCTCTGCAGGTCCGCCACGCGCATGGCGTCGGGCAGCTTCTGCACCACCCGGTTGCTGGCGGGCTGCACGCTGCCAACGGTCTGGAGCGCGCTGGACTCGAAATACCCCTGCCCGTAGTCGTCCACCTTGGGCACGCGCGTAATCAGGGTAACGGGTTCCACGAAATCGGGATCCGTCATCAGTTCCGAAACGTCTAGCTGCGGCATTTAGCCCTCCTTGACCACGTGGGTGATGGCGTTGCGCATCTGGCCGGTGACCACCAGGGCCTTGGTGCCCTTGAACCCGCGCGACTCGCGGGACTTGATGGTGGCCTCGCTGGGCTCTTCGATGCCTTCCTGCTGGTTGATCGCCTTCTTGATCGAATTGGCGGCGATGATGCCGGCGCGCTCGTACGCTGGGCCCACCGCCTTGAGGCCGGTGCTGAGCGCCTTAACCGCGGCCTGGCGGAACTGCTCGGCGATCGCGTCCTGCGCGTTGCGGATGCCGATCTCCATCACGGGGCGCGCCGGTATGTTGTTCGCCGGCGAGCCGAAATTGTTGATGGCCAGCAGGGCGGCGTTGCCGATTTCCTGCGGGGGCGCGTCGCTATCCGGATCGGGCTCGCGGGCGTTTTCCTCTTCGGGGATGCCCACCAGCACCTTGTCCTTGCGGAACTTGCGGATGATGTCGTTGAACTGGGCGGTAAAGTCACTGGTGACGGTCAGCTTGGGCTTCATAGCTGCACGCAGCCGGCGCCGAACACCCGCGCCAGGCGGATGAACTGCTTGCCGTAGTTGGTTAGGTTCCAGTACCCGGCGTCCTTTTCAGCAGTGCCCGCGGCGTCGTAACCCACGGTGGCGCTGCCGACGGTCTTCGTGGTGGCGACCCCGCCGAACGTGCCGGGCGCGCCGCCCACCTTGGCGGTTTTTTCCGCCTGCTGGGCGAGCACGAGCTCGTGGGCCACGTACAGGCTGACTCCGAGCTGCCATTGGGTGCCCCACCTGGTGGTGCTCACCTGGGCGGATGCCAACGCCGACCAGACCGCGATCTGCTGGTCCGGGTACGCAACCTTGTCAGCGAACTCCGGGAACTGAGTGCGGAACAGGCCGGCGTCGAACATTTATTCTCCCTTGGTGGTCTTCTTGGCGCGGTTGCGCTTCGGCTTGGCCGCCGCTTGCTCGCCATCGGCTGGCGGCTGCTCTTCGCCGTCGGCCTCTTCTTCATCTTCCTCGCCTTCGGCGTCCGGATCAACCGGTGCCTGCTCCCCGGCGGGCTCGCCATCGGCTGGCGGCGGCAATTCGTTGCCGTAGTCGTCGCACTCCGACTCAGTTTCCGCGTCTTCGTCCTGAACGGGTTCGCGAACAGGTTCGGGCGGAGGCGGCACCGAGGTCTGCTTGCGCTTCAGCATGCGCTCGTGCAGCATGCGCGACCTATCGGCGGTGGACGAGATGGGTTGCGCGGCAACCTGGCCGGCGTCTACGTCGGCGATGAAGCCGGCGCGCGCGTGCCGCTCAAAGTCGGGGTGCTCCTCGTGGTGCTCGGGCACCTCGCGGATTCCCACCTGGTAAAACGTGTCGGCGATCTTAACGTGTTGCGTGAACTGGTATTTCAATTGGTTCCCCTTTCAAATAAAAATGGCGCCCTGGTTCCCCAGGACGCCACGTAACTCTATTCGATTGCCGGCTGAAATTACAGGCCGTCGCCGTACCCGGCGGTTTCCGGGTAAACGAATTCCACCTGACCGAACGCCCACAGGTAGGGCGCGAAGTACCGGATCCCGAGGTAGTACGACGTCTCGCGACGGATGGGCACCATCGGGAACCGCACGCGGTCTTCCGAGTTGGTGTAGACCATCATGCGATCCGCACCGGCGCCGCCCGCACCCGCCAGCCATTTACACGGCTGGATGTCCAACGGCTGCCCGTTGATCTCGTTGGTGATGGCGTTTTCCTTGATGTACTTCAGGATCGAGATGTTGCCGGCCGAGCTAACCTTGGCCGTGCTGATGAGGCCGAACTGGGTGGGCGGCAACAGAATCTTGCCGGGGCACACCGCGTAACCGGCCGACAACCACACGCTGGTCAGCATGTTGTTGCAGTCCGCCAGAATCTCGTCCGGCGTCTTCAACGCCCAGGTGGTGCTTCCCGCGCCGCCCGCCGGCAGGTTGGTGACCGCCACGGAGGCGTCGTTGAGCAGGCCCGTCGCACCGACGTCACTGGACCCGATGTACGCCATCTGGTCGGTGTTCATCTGGTACAACGTGTTCAACGCGTCGATTTTCTGCGCGTCGATCGGCTGGCCGGTGGCCTGGCTGCGCTCGAGTTCCACGGAGGTGTACGACACCTCGCGGGCCAAGAGGCGCAGGGGCAACACGACCTTTTTCCCGTTGATGGTGACACCCGGGATGGCCGTGGTTTCAGGCGACAACCACGGCATGTTGCCCGTGGTGTTCTGCAGCGTGCCGTTACCGGCGAACTGCGACTGGATGAAGCTGGTCGACTCGTTGCTCATCACGATGCCCGAGCGCAACTTGATGTCGCGACCCCAGGTCACCGAGACCAGCGGCAAGTACAACCGCTTGTCCAGGTTTTCCAGTTGATTGACGTAGTACGCCAGCGCGGAATCCCGAGTCCGGAATCCCCGACCGCCCAATTTTCGTTTCATGCGACTCTCCTTGTTTGGGGGTTCGACTCCCGGGTTACCGGGCGACTCGAATCTCCGCGATGTTGGTGTTGCCCTGTCCGTCCGGGCCAACGCCATCGGCCGCCCAGCTCGCCTGTGCGTTGGTCAGCGCGACAGCGTTGCCGCCGTCGGTGCCGTCCGCGCGGAACGAACCGGCCTTGATGGCGCCGTTGTCCGTGACCTGCCAGTAAACTACTCCGCCGCGGGCCGGGGTGCCGGCCGCGCAGACAACCGCGGCGTACCCACGGACCATGAGGCCGTGCGGTACCGTGACCAAGGGGGTCTGCGGCGCCAGACTGGTGTCAGCCGAGCTCGCGTTGGCGATGCAGGGAACCTCGCGCACCAGCAGGCCGGCGAACGCCGTCGCGGCATCGCCGCTCGGGACCTGGACCCCGCCCGTGGTGTACTTCACGCCCATCCCGACTACGGGATAGACCGCGCTGTTCGCGACCAGCATTGCCGGTTCGACGTTGCTCTCGTCGGCACGCGTGATGTCCCCCGCGAAACCGATCGGCGCCTGTTTCAAATATGCAGTCATAGCTTGCTCCTGTTATGGCGTTGCCGCCGGTTAAGCCTTTTTACCCCAGTGCTCTTCGTTGAGCTTGTTCATCTCTTCCGGGGTCATGCCGCTGGAGGCGGACTTGGTGCCCTTGGAAGCGCTGTCGCGGATCCGCTCGCGCGCACCGGCTAAGTCGTTAGTGCGGCGCGCCTTCAGGACCTCGCTGGCGCCAACGAAGATTGCCTCGACGTGGCCCTCGTCTTTGAAATTGGGGGCCTTGCCGCCGGTGAACTGCTCGATCACCGACTTGCCGTCTTTGGTGGCGTAGGCGACGCGCAACGCGCGGGCCTTCACGTTCTTGCCCTCGTTCGGCATGCCAGGGGCCAAAATTTCCACGCGGGCCGCGACGTCGAGTTCTTCGTCGTCCTCGTCGTCTTCGTCCGGCGCGCTGTCACCGGTTTTCTTGCCCGGCTTTTCTTCTTCCTCTTCGCCATCGGCGTCTTCCGATTCGGCGTCGGCATCGGCGGACTCTTCGCCCTCTTCCGACTCGCCTTCGTCACCGGTGCCACCAACCAGCTTGGCCACAAGGGCCTCGAGCTTGGCGATGCGGCCTTCGAGATCGTTGGCGCCTTCGTCCTTGGCGACGGGTTCCGCCGGCTTGCCGGTGGAGGTGTCGGCCGGCTTGCCAGCGTCTTCGGCCGGCTTTTCTTCTTTCTTGCCGCCGCCCTTAAGCATTTCGGCGAACGAGTCGCTCATTTTTTTGAAGCCGGCATCGATGTAGGACTGCATGTCCTTGGCGGACATCTGAACCGCGCCCCCGCCTACGGTTTCCGGGGTGCCCGGTGCGGATTCGTCTTTTACGCCAGCCGCGTCCAATGCCTTTGCCTGGGCGTCCGTGAAGATCGCCTTAATCTTGTCCTTCAGCGTCATAACTGAATCTCCCTTGTGGTCGTTGATAGCGTAGGCGGTACCCGCACGGCCCGCTTGCACTAACGCCAGGTGGTTGCCGATGATGTTCGTTTGAACGCCTCGACCGATCCCGGTTTGAGTGTAGTCGGCTTCGTATCCACAGGATACCTCACGCAGCCCATTTTCTACCAGTTCAATGGCGTCGGCGACAGTGATCAGAAGGTCGGCCACGAGGTCGTCCTGCTGCTCACCACTGCCACGGCGCACGTTCTGGACTACACCCTTCGTGAGCTTCTCCCAGTTCTGTGGGTTAATGAAGTCCTCGGGGTGCAATATCGTGAGGGACTTGCCCTCGAAGCTGGCGACGGTTTCCGGGCGGAAAAGCGCCTTGCTGTCCCGGCTGACGTAAATCTTACCGTCGGGGCCGGGCTGCAGCGGGAGCTCGCCGGCGAGGTAGGTCATCTCGCCAGTGCGCCCAATGGACACATTTCGGCACAGCAAGTACCCCTCGGGGGTCTTGCTAATGTTCTCCGAGATGCGTATTGGCGCGAAAAATTTCATTGGTGGTTTACAGGCCGAAGCTGACCGAGCACGCATCCCAACCAGCCGCCGCGGCGTTGGTGAAACCGGTGCCGAGCACGCTGAAGGTGAGGACGCCGTTCGAGCCGACCACTACCTGACCGGCCTTGCGGGTCGTGCCGTTGTCGATCACCAGGACCGGGAACGTGATGGCCGCCGACGGGCGGTAGGCCGCCGGGAGCGCCGAGCTCGCGCATACCGTGCCCAAGCCATCGGTGATCGCCGCCGCCGGAATGTTGAGGTGCACGATCTTGCCGACCTTGCGGACCGTGACCGTCTTGGCACCAACCGAGTGATCGAACGTGAGAGACGACGTGGCCTCAACGTAGTCGCCCGTAAACTGCGATACCTCGCCGAATTGGTTGGTCAGGTTCAACTTGCCCATGCTTGGTCCCCTTCAGGTTGGAAGAAATCTTACCATCTAATCATGGGGCGGGGGCCGTGCTGCTGTCCAGCACTTTCATGTGGCTGGTTCAGTCGTCTTCGAAGATAGGCTCTGCAAAGCAGCGGCAGTTCGGGAACGTCCCAGGGTGGCCGGTCATGCCGTCGTCAAGCGTGGGCGGCGCGTCCCATGAGAAAATCATGCCCTGCAGGCGCTTGCCGTGCCACCACTTGTGGCTGGGGCGCACCGCTTCGTCACCGGAGTTGTGCCAGCGGTACTGCCGGCTGCCCACCACCTGGGCCCGGCTCTGGTTGATGTACGCGTTGGCGCGCGCGGTCTCGGTGCGGGCAATCAGCATGGCGCGGTTGACGGCGCGCTCGGTGGTGAACCCCATCTGCTCTTCGAGCTCGCGGATCACGTCCTCATCGGGCACGGCGCGCTGGCCGGCGAGCACGCGCTCGTAGGCGATTTTCTGCGCGCGCAGCCCGGCCTCGAGGGGGATGGACTTGATCAAGTCCACCTGCTCGAAAAGCAAGCTGGCGGCGGTCATGCCCACCTGGGTGTCCGCCATGTTGGTGGTCAGCAGCCGCCCGATCGCCTGGCTCTTCTGTGCGTAGGCGCGCCGGTTGGAGCTTTCCACCTGCTGCAGCATGCGCTGCGCCTGGCGCTCGGCCCAAGGGCCCAGCTTTTTCGCGTAGGCCCGCAGCTCTTCCTGCATGGCGCGCTCGTCGTGGAGGGTGGCGCCGGGGCCCTGGTACCGCTCGATGATGTGGCCCGACGCCTGGGCAACCTTTTTCAGCTGGCGGAAAAATTCGCGCTCGGCGGCCGGCGATGGCTTGAACTTGCCGCGGATCGTTTTATTCGCCATCGGGCCTCCGCTTGGTCACGTGCCAGCGTTGGCAGTGGGGGCACTGGTACTTGTAGAGGGTGGTGCCCTCGCTGGCGGCCTGCTTGATGATGCGGTTGGCCCAGTCTTCCTTGAGGGGCTTTTTCCGCAGGCACTGGCCTACGAACATGGACACCCGGCGGCGTTCGCTGACCATGTCACCCCCTGCCGAACCACCACCAGCGCCGGGGCTTGGAGTCCCCAGTTTGACCAGGCGGGAGCTGAAGGGGTTCGCGAACCTGTTCGGGGTCTGCGTTCGGATCGGCCGGTACCGCGTCGGGCAGCGGGGCCGGCTCGAGCTCGGCTTCGGCGATGTCTTCGTCGGTAATGTTGGTGAACAACCCGGTTTCGGGC